CTGCTGTGCGAGCGTGTCGTCGGTTGAGACGGCGAGATCACCGTTTGCAGCGATGGAAAGATCGTTTCCCCAGAAATGCCCTAAATCGCTCATACCGGCGCTCCAGTGTTGCTAGAACCGGATTGAACGCCGCTGTGTGCGTGCGTGCTGCCGATGTTCTTGCCGTTGTTTGTGATCGTGCCGGTCGTGTTCAGGTTGCCGGTGATGGTCGACGTGTTGCCGCTGCCGTTGTCTCCAGACACGGCCATGCCGCCCTGCCCTGTGAGCGTCTGCTTGACGAGAACCGTGTTATTCATCGTCACCGGCCCGGTGAAGGTGTGTGATTGCGCCGTGTAGGTCGCGCCGGCTGCAGCATTGACTTCGATTGAGCCGTCAGCGTGAAACTTCATGAATGAGCCCGACTTGTGGACGATCCACGTTTCACCGGCCGGCACCGCAGGCGGCACATTCACGTTCGAGAAAAACCGCCCTACCACCTTCGGCGCAGCGTTCGACCCGTCCGTGAACGCGATCATCACCATGTCGCCTATGTTCGGTGCGGTCATCACGCCGAATCCGTTACCGACGCCCACAGCGCCGAGCGGCAGCCAGCCCGTTTCGATCACGTCCGAGTCGCCCACGCCCTGAAACGTTACCTTCACCGAATGCGTCGACGGGTTGTAGCTGCTCACTGTCGCCATGCGCGGCTTAGGCACACGGCCAGCCGCCGCGTCCGCGTGCCCTCGCATCGCGTTTGCAAGTTCGTGATAGTTCATCAGAGAGAGGCTGCTTCAGAGGTTGCGGCGTGGTTCTTGCCGTGGACGGTCATCTCGAAACCGCCTTCGAACGACATGCGGCGCACAATCGATGCGGGGTAATACTTCTGATCCCACGCGGTCTGCGTGCCACTTACAGAGATGACAGACTGTGTATCTAGCGCGGTATCGCCTGGCAGCCTGCATTCGAATTTCATCTCATGCTTTACGATCAGGTCATACTTTTGTTTGGCGATCTGAAGCGCGCGCTGCTTGTCGATATTTGGATAGAAGAAGGTGAACACCTGCCCACCTGTAGCTATGCTCGATGCGCCAGGCTTGATGCTGCCAACTTTGCTTTGCGGATATACAGCGTTGAACCCGTACTGCTGTTTGTCGCTCCACGACCGAACGACTACCGTCACGCCACGCGATACCGTCAGGGTGCGCTGAAAGCGCATGCTCTCGACGTTTGCCGAGAAAGCTCGCCACTGCGATGTGTGCGGGCTGACCGGAACCCATTTGATTTGATAGGTTCCTGCCGCTTGCGCCGCCTCCAGTTTCTTTCTGGCCTCGATTTGGTACGGAACCATCACGAACGAAACGCGAGAAGCTAGCTGCGTGTATTGCTCATCTACTGCCGCAGCCCCGGCCTTGTCGCCGCTTGCGACAAGCGCTTGAGACTGTTTGTCGAGAGTGGCAAGTTGCTGTTTTGCGCTGTCGATCTCGGCTGTCCTTTTCGCTAGATCCGCCTCAAGCGCAGACGTATCTTGCTTTACCTCAGACGGCGGAGGGCCAAAATACAGAGTTCGATCCTTGACATAAACCTGAAATCCCTCTTGCTGAGCGAGAAAGCAGAGAATGTCCCACTCTGTGCGCTCATCCATCAGGTTGACGTGCTCGATGTCGTAATACGCCCCCGCCTTCGTTTTTGTAGCGATGACGGCGGCCGACAGGCCACGGCGACGCGCCAGCGTCTCAGCGATTTGACTCGACGTCTGATTTGGAAACTTCTCCGTCGTCTTCGCATCAATAAAAACGCGCGTCAAGTCGCGTCCGTGAACCGTTACGACGTCTTCAGCCATGTCGTAATCGATCGTATCAACCTGGCCGTAGATGAGTTTTGTCAGTTCGTCGTGCGTATACTCTTCAATATCACTTGGAAAGCCAGCGAAAATCTCGATGAACATATCCGTTTGGCTGCTAAACCAATTCACATCGGTTCCAGCAGGAAGCGCCGCACCGGCAAACCTAACAGAGAATGTGTCTGCCGCAGAAAGAGCGTTGTTTTCGACTTCCCAATCCAGCCAGGCAGGCGCTTCCGTGCCATTGACGAGCACCACGCCGCGGGATGCATTGACAGAGCTTGATGTGTATGGCCCCATTTGGGCTGGCGTGCTTTGTGTCGAGGCGATTCGGTCGGCTGATGGCATCGGATAGGAATGTTTTAATCGAAACTTATGCCCTTTGCGTAGTACTGGGCGCCAGTGGGCGTTTGGTTCAGATACCAATCGCCGTTTTGATTTGCCTCATCTCGTTGCGCCGCTAGATCCTGCGGCGGGGGAGATGGCGGAGCGGCGACCTCAGTAACGACCGGAGCCGTAGGCGTTGACGAACTAGGATCGACGTCCTTTTGAGTCGAAGGAATAAATGGATCGCCACCAAGCGACGGATTCGCTCGCGTGAGCGCGTTGAACCCCGCTTCTGCGTTGCCGTAGAGCTTCGCGCCCATGTCGTACAGATTGCCGCCGATCGTGCTGATCGCCTTCGATGCCGAACCGATCTGGCCGATGTTCCCGCCCATGCGCGAAAGCACGCCCTGAAGTTGCAGCAATTGCGGCTGCTGCGTCATGGCATTGACCTGCGAACTGAGTTTCGACACTTGCTGAGCGATTGGATTGTTCGGCAGCAAGCCCCCAACCGTTGAAACACTCTGAAGCGTGTTTTCTGTCGATGCGATCAGCGTCTTCACTTGCGCCTGAGCGGTAGCGAGCGGAGCCAGGACCGTCTGCAAAGTGCTTTGCGCGGCTTTTGCGAAGCTCGAAACAGTCGAGACGGCCGAGTTCAGCACGCCAACAGCGGACGACAGACCGGAATCGCCTATCGAATCGGCCAGCGAATTCGCCGTCGACATGTCCGCCCCAATTTGAGCGTCGATACCTGACGAGCTCGACGATTTCTGCGCCGCGTTGTCGGCGACGACTTCGAGACGGATGCGATAGTAAATCTCGTATTCGCGATGAAAGTCTTCGACGAACTCGCAGATTACGACCGAATAGCTGTACTCACTGAACGTGAGACTCAGCATCTTCTGCGCAAGCGCCATCTGCTTGAGTGTTCGCGCGCGCTGCAAGGCGTTTTCGCCTAGCAACATGCCGGACCACTCAAGCGGCTGCGGGTCGTAGCCCATCATGTTGACGTTACGCGCCCCGCCGACCATCTTGCGCACGACAGCGCGAATCGCTGTCACCATCGTGATCCGCTCGGGGATTTCATACTCGGAGAACGTGAAGTCTCCGAGCTGTAGCGTTACAGCCATATCAATGCCCCGTTGCGAGTTGAGTAGGTGCCGATGCGTTCAGGTCATAAAAGCCGGAGCCAAGCCGCGTCGACGTCTTGCGAACGATGGTGTCGACGACCTTCGTATGGATCGGCGTGCCGTCCATCAAGGCATGCACCGTCACATTCATCGAGCCAGATCCGCCGCTTGCAACGGCCGCATCGCGCTTCGGCGCCACGCCACCCATGCCCGGCTCCCAATCGAAAGCGCGCTTGATGCGCCCCCATATGCCGCCACCACCGTTCACATACGCCTGCTCGTCGCGCATGTTGGTGTCAGCGTTTCCGAGCATCTTCAGAAGAGACGTGCCCTGCTTGAGCATGTCAGTGACTGCTGGAAGCGCGCTCGTGCCGAACGTCACCTTGAAGTCAGACCACGACTGATCGAACTTCTCCATGTTTCCGACGAACGTCTGATCAGCTTCCTTGCTGCCCTTATCCGCGCCCGGCGTGATGCGGTACGTGTTGACGCCCTGCATGATGGTGTGCATTTGCTGCTCGAACAGCGAGAAGATCCGCGCGCCGGTGTTTCCGTACAGGATATTGTTCTCGCGGTCGCGCTCGGCCTGCGTGAGCTTCAGCGAATCGTATTGCGGCATGACGTGCTGCATGTGCCATTCGAATGGGTTCTTCGCCCGATCTTCGGACCACTTCAGCGGGTTGCCAAGGTAGTGATCTACGCCACCAGCCTTGTTCATGACGACCTTGCTCATATCCCACAGGCCGAGCTTCTGATACTCGTGCAACTGCGCTTTCGTGAGCTTGTTGATACCGTTCATGCGGTTATACGACGTCATCATGCCCGTCGCGAACTTGCCGCCAGTCAATTCACCAATCAACGGCTCCGACCACGCAAAAAACGCCTCGTCGGACATGTTCTTGACCGAGATGCCGCCGTTTGCACGCGCCTGCCGCATCGATTCCCAATTGACGTTGCCGCCAGAGGAGACCGTCGTCCTGTAGCCAAGGTCCGCAAGCTCAGCCGCGCGCTTCGGATCAGCCAAGCCGCCGCTGGTTTCGATGAATCGCAGCATTGCGAGCTCTTGATGCTCGTCAAGCGGCTTGCCAGTTATCAGACTGGCATAGTGCAGGCGCGACAAGATCGGCGTCATGAGCTTCGACGCCTTCAGCGCCTCTTCGCCAGCCATGCCCGACTCGCGAAACACGCCTTGCGCTTCCGTGAAGTAGCGCAGCTTCTGGATCATGCTCGCGCCCGACATATCCGTTTGCTCGACGTATCGGAACGCTTCAGCGTTTTGCGCCGGCGTCATGCCGAGCATCTTGAAAAGCGCCTTCTGACGCTCGTATTCGGCCGCCTCTTTGACAGAAGCACTGCCGAGTGCATAGGCGCCATATCCGGCCGCCAGCGGCACGATCGAGTTGGCACCAAGACCGAAGCCAACCGAACTCAGGCCCACGCCACCCGGACCGATGTGCATGCGGCCACCGTGCGAGCCGCCGGCATTGTGGCCGCCGCGCCCACCGTTTCGACCGCCGCTTCCGCCGCCGGCACCCGGAACGATAGGGACGTTCGGTATGTGGCTCGACGGAATAGCGCCCATCGCGTGAATCGAGCGGATCTGATGCGCGAGCATAGCGGCATTGCTCGACGATGTACGCAAGCCGTCAGAAAGCGACTTGGTAGCGCGCGCCAACTCCCGCATCTCGGGATTGAACGCCGTGATCTTGGCGAGATGGCCAGATAGGCGACCGGCAGCGCCGTCAGCCTTGTTCATCTCAGCAAGCATCATGTTGACGCCGCCGATCGCCTTGGCATCGAACGCCGACAGCTTGCCGAACGTCTTCACGAGGATCTTGGCGTGCTGATCGGTCTTGCCGATCGCCTTGTCGAGTGCGTGCGCGTAGTTCGTCGCCTGCTTGATGCCGCCGTTTGCCTTGCCGATCTGCTTGAATTGCCGATCGAGCGCGGCGACTTGCATCTCGACCTTCAGCATCTGCTTCGACATTTCGAGCAGTTTCGGCGTGATAAGGTCTGTTAAGTGGAGGCCGACTCCGATTTTGTATGCTTCGAGAATTTTAGCCCCCTACTGGCGTTTTCTTCGGAACGACTGCTTTCTTCGGAGTTCCGGCGACCCATGCGGCAGCGGATGCAGCGGCCATATGCACGACGCGAGGCGCGCTGTGAACGCCTGCCGGCCCCATGACCGGACGCGGCGGCATTCTGTCTGTGCCGAGCTCGTGCCAGACCAATTTCTGATCGTCAGAGCCGATCGTCGCGCTGTTGCCGTCCGTGCTGATGATGTGGTTGATGCTGTCGCGCATCTCTCCGGTGCGCAGCAATGGCGCATCCGGCTCAAATCCGGCCCTCACCTTCGCCGCCTCGTATTCGGGCGACAGTTCGGGCCATTTCGGGTCTTCGTGATAGAAGCCGATCATGCCGCGCGCCGTGTCCTGTACTTCCTGCGCGCCGGCTTCGACGATGCCGCGCTTCACAACCTTGCCCTCAATGGCGAGAAGTTGAAGATGCGTTGCGAATGCGGCGAAGCTCTTGAACTCTTTCATGTCGGATCGACGAACTCTTTCTTGTTCCAATCGAATTCGCGACCGCTCTGCTGTTCAGACACGATGATCGCGAAGGCGAATCGAATCGTGTCATCGAGCGAGAACGCCACATCGAAAGGCGTGTTGTTCTGCACAAGCCACATCGCCTCACGAACAGCGGCGTTGTTGACTATTTTTTTGCGGCCTCTTCGTCGACCTCCGTTTTCACGAGACCGAGAAGTTCGCTTACGCCTTCGCTTGCTGCTTCCAAGCCGTGATCGTCCAGTCGCTGAAACAGCGCCTCGATCTCACGCTTGGTAGTCGGCACATTGACCACCTCGCCGTCGATCGCTCCGATGTACATCAGAGGAGCCACCATCGAATACCAGAGGCGATTCGACGAATCCTCGCCCATCGCTGCGGCGAACCGGAGGCGCTGGAGCGGCTTCGGCGTGCGCAGCGTGATTGTGCGGCCGGTTTCGTCGGTGACGACGAGTTGCTGAGCGGCTTGCTTCACGATCATGTCGCTCGGGCGTTCGAATCCTTCGTTTTCCGGCGTCGCGCCGGGCTGCTTGACAGTGAGTTTTGCCATGACTTTTTGGTGAGGTTATTCAGGAGGCGGCCGGAATCAACCGGCCGCGCGTGCTTTACGCCAGCTTGACGCGGCGTTCGGCCATCCAGTCGATCGACATCTGAACCGTGTCGTCGCCGGATGCCGTGCCGCCGTCCGCGAGTTTCAGGATGACGTTCACATACTGGTATTGCGTGATGCCGCCGTTCACTTCCTGAATCGTTTCGACGATCGACGCCGGCAGCATGTTCTGGCCGGCGTAGTACGCCGCCTCCTGCTCCGCGAAGAAGTCTTCCGGCGTGCTGTCCTGACGCTCAAGCTGGAACGAACCAGTCCAGCCGTCGTAGAACGTGACGTGACGCGTGCGACCGTCCAAGCCCTTGATCTTCTTGTCGATCATGTCGGGCTTCTTGGTGAACTTCGTCACGAGGTTGAGCTGCAGCGGGCCGCTCGGCCCCTGCACGTTGATCGCATAGTCGCGGCCAACGGAAAAGCCATTTACAGGCATGAGTCGCACCTATCAAATGAAAAAAGCGCCCGGAGGCGCTTCGTGTGCTATGGGAAAGTGCGGCTTAGCCTGCCGACACGCTGCTCGACGACTTGATCGTTACCGTCTGACCGCCTTGCAGGTTGATGACGAAGTAGAAAACGATGCTGAGATACTTCACAGCGACGTTCGCCGTCATGTAACCGTTGGCGACTGCCGAATCCGAGTTGTTCGTGCTGTCGATGACGACCGTGAACGGCACCGCTTGCGGGTTGTTCACGTCGCCGATCATTCCGACCTTCCACAGATTCGTGAGGTAGTCGTACATGGCCGCCTTCGCTTCATTGCGCAGATCGGTCGTCTGCGGCTTGCCGATCACATAGCCGAACGCCGACGAGAGCGTCACGGCCAAGTAGTTCGTCATCCGCGTGTAGTTGTCGCCACACGTCGCCGCGTTGCTCGATGCGTTGCGGCCGGTCTGACACGCGAAGTAGTTGCCGCCCGGCGACGGATTCGTGATGACGTCCAGACGCGCGGTTGCGATCTGGCCGATTTCCGCCATGCTGTAGGCGTTCTTCTGCGCGACGCGCTGCGTGCTCGAGATGCCGAAGATCGCATCGTTCAGGCTCGACAGGTGCGGCGAGAGCATCGCTTGCTTGGCCGCCCAAAACGTCGTCGGGCCGAGCAGACGCTGCACCTTGTTCGTGCCGTCCTGCCAGTAGATCCAGTCGCCGACCATGCACTTGATGCCGTAGCCATCGGCGCCGGCCGTGTTGAGCGCGGTGGATACGGTCGAGTACGACGCTCCGGACGCGCCTTGCAGGCCGAAGTAGATGCCTTCGGACAGAGCGAACGCGAGAACCGTGCTGGCAGCCGTCAAATCGCTGTGATCGACGAGCGCGGCAACCTGAACGCCAGAGCTGCGCAGCGCATACATGCCCTTGCGCGTCGTGCTGGTGCCATCCACGCCGACGAGCGTAGCGTCCGTCATCGAGCCAGTGCCGTCCGTGCCGCCCGTAGCGGTGAACGTTGCCGACGTGCTCGGCGCTGCGGTGGACGTGCCGACCGTGGCGACAAACAGTTGCGACGGGCCGCGCTGATCGGACAAGCCGTTATTCACGGCATTGACGAAGTTCGCCCAGAGCGCGCCAGCCGAGCCGGTCACGTTGTCGAAGACTTCCGGCGTGAAGCCGGGGCGCGTCAGCGTGAGTTTGAAGCTCGACGGTGCGGTGCCGGCCGTGATGGCTGCCGTCAGCGTGTTGCCGATCGTGCCGGTGTAGATCGCCGTCAGCGTCAGGCCGGTGACCGTGCCCGCGGTGTCTTTGACGAGGCAGGATGCAGCCGCGTCGGTGCCGTCAGTGACGCGCACGTACTGGATCGCGTTGGCGCCAGCGGCGAGCGCCACCTGAACAGCCGTCGACAGGTCGTACTTGCGAACCTGCGGCGAGCCGAGCCAGTTGGCTTGATCGTTGCCAGAGCCGATCAGCGTTGCGCTGTTGACCGGACCCCACGAACCCACGCCGACATAGCCGAGCAGGTTGGTTGCGACGCCGTTAATGATCGGCGGCGGCGGTTGAATTTGCAGGTAGACGCCCGGCGCATTCAACGCGCTTACGTTTAACTGACCATTTTGATAAATGGGCATAAAGCGGTGCTCCAAAAGAAAAGCCGCCCGTAGGCGGCTCTTTCAGCGTTGAGTGGTGGTTACTGCGCAGCGACGCGGTTCACGTGCGAGGCGTTTTCGCCGGCCAGCACCGCGGCAACCTTGTCGGCGTCTTCGATGCGCGCGCCACGCTCGTAATCACCGAACGGATGGATCACGACGAGCGCGAAATCTGCCTTCGCGGCAGCCTTGTTGTCAGCCATGACGGCTCCTAGTAGATGATTTGCTTGATGGTCGCGCCGCTTGTCGGCTCAACCAGGTTCGTGACCGTCACCGTGACGTCGGTCGCTTGCTGCGTGACTGTCGTCGGGAATTCGACCGAGTAGCATAGATCGCGGCGATACAGGTTCGCTTTCTCCTGCAGGTCAACGAGATCCGAGTGGTGATATAGCAGCCGCCCGCCGAATCCGTCAGGCAGCGTCAAG